TCTCTTTCAGGTTCAATACTAGGACTTTTCACAGGTTCTCTTTCAGGTTCAATACTAGGACTTTTCACAGGTTCTCTTTCAGGTTCAATGCTAGGACTTTTCACAGGTTTCATTGAAGGCATTAAATTACTTTGTAAATGTCGTAATCGGGTAATCTCAATTTGTAACAATTTAATATTAACAAATGGATTACTTCCAGCTACATTAGATGGTTTACCTACTAATGGACCCCATATAGAGCGCAATTTTGGACCAGATAAATTAATCAAATCATCATCTATTATTATATCTTTCCCCCAAATATCCACCCAATAGGGTTTCAATTTATTCAGAGATACTACATTCCCAGTATTTTCAACAAATTCATCATTAATATTATAAATTAATTTATTATTTATTAAAGTAGTTTTATTTGTAGGCCTAATTATAGAATTATTCGGTTTGGTTGTATCTTCGACTATATTCAAAAATTGTTTAATCGGTTGAGTAATGGTATTTAATAATGGGTCAGGTTCATTCACGTTAATATTTAAAGGTTGTATATCAGTGATTTGTTCAATAATATTTAATCTCGGTTTACGTCTGGTAGTATTATGCTTTTCATTTTTATCTTTTTTTGGTTCACACTTTTTAGTTCTCGGATTCCATCTTTTTCCAACTTCACACTTTTTTCTTTTTTCAGACATAATTAAATATATACCTATTTAAAATATAGATATATATTTTTATTTTTGAACTATTAGAAAATTATTTCTTAATAAATCACTAACTTATAATTGGATAATGTATTATGAACATTAGTAATTAATCTTTTTTTTTCTAAATTATAAGGTCGTATTTTGTTTAAACATTGTTCGTAATTATTCCATTCCATTTTACTAACTTCCGTTATCTCAAATTTATCCATTGGCATTGTTTCATCATAATTAATAAAAGAAACAAAATACTTGTGCTTGTATGATTTATAATTTGAACCAGTAAATATTTCTTCAAATGGTAAAATATTTTGTATATTTTTTAATTTTGCAATATTAAACCCAGTTTCTTCAATAAACTCGCGTATAGCACAATCATAATCTTTTTCCATAAAATTTCTACGACCTTTTGGAAAACCCCATTCTGGTTCTTCCCAATTTTCATCATATGTTTCTTCTATAATCGTTTCAATATTATAAAATATATGTTTGTTTGATATGCCATTTTTCAATGAATTGAATTTTTCTTTTGATATAACTTCTTCTACTTTGTATTGATTAGAAATGTTCTCAGTTTTCCATATATCTTTCCATAATTCATCAAAATCCATATTTTTGATTTTCTCTTTTTCAAAAGTCGTCATCTGTTTAAACATATTAATTAAATAATCTTTATTGTATAATGAATATTTACCACGCATAAAATCAATAAATCCTAAAGTATCTTTACGCCGTATCATTAAATATTCAATCATTTTTTGTTTGTTGTAACGAAACATAATTATACCAATACTTGTAATGGGCATTTTACATTGATGATATAAATGTCCTTGTTTACCACAATTATTACAATAATTATCATTCATTTTTTGAAATACGATTATATTACATTATTATAATCCATAGTCTTTATATAATTATAAAAGAATGCTATTTGACCCATGTGTTTGGGGGCCACATTATTGGTTCTTTTTACATACAGTAGCACATTCTTATCCAGACCATCCAAATGAAATAACAAAACGAAAATATTATGATTTAATACAAAATATGCCACTGTTTATTCCTATAGCAGAAATGGGGAATAAATTTAGTAATATGTTAGATAAATACCCTGTTACACCTTATTTAGATAATAAAGATTCTTTCATAAGATGGGTTCATTTTATACATAATAAATTTAATAATCTCTTAGGTAATCAAGAATTTTCATTACAAATGGGTTTAGAAAAATACAAAGAAGAATATAAACCAAAACCGATTTATTTATCTGATAAAATTAACTTAAATAAGCATTATATTCATATTGCTATTATTTTGATTTGTCTGTTTTTAATTTATGTTTTTTACGAAAAATAATTTATTCTATCAATAAAATATAAATATATACTAGATGAGATTTGAAATAATATTAATAATAATAACAGGATTAATAATGGCTAATATTTATACAGAAGGCAAATATTTTAAACAAGCATTAACATGGAAAAAATATTATCAAATGGCCGGTGTCGCAATAGGTGCTCTAATGATTTATTGGTTAATGAAAAAAAATCCATTACAAGCACAAAAAATGCTCTCAGCATCCAATGATTATGTCAAATATTTACCAGTTGATAAAAACGCATCCAGTATTTTATCGCCTATATTGGATTTCACTACAAAACAAAATATATTAAATGACCAATTATGGAGAGGTGGTGGCGATTCTGGTTATAATTATCCAGTAATACCAATGAGACAACAATCTGCTGAAAACAGAATATTACGTTCAGGTAAACAGCCTACAAAACGGTCAGTTAGTGAAACAAAGAAAAAATTTGTAGCATCAAATCAAAATTGGAAATGTGGCGATTGTAGTAAACAATTAACTGCTTGGTATGAAGTAGATCATAAAGTAAGATTAGAATATGGCGGTTCTAATGAAGTTAGTAATTTAGTAGCATTATGTCGCGATTGTCATGGAAAGAAAACTACTATTGAGAATTTATAATTATATTATTATATATATAATATATAAATATGTTTGAAAAATTTAATGAAAATATAAAGGATTTTAAAAATTGGATTATTAATCCAAATGATAATCTTAAACCATTGAGAAATAATTTTTTAATTTATTTACTAACATTTACATTAATAATTGTATTAACTATATTGTTTTTTTATTATTCACAAAATAAAATAAAATTCTCATTAGAAATATTCTTATATATTTTGATTTTATTAATACCGATTGTTCTATTATTTTATTATTTTAAACCACATTTAACAAATATAACTAATGTAATAGATAAAACTAACGATATGGTAAAATCGTCAAAAGAAAAATCATTAATTATTGTTTTTATAACATTGTTTGTTTTTATTAATTCAATGATTTATTTTTCAATGAAAGTAACACCAAAACAAGTACTATTTACACAATACATATTTATCATATTGTTAGCATTAATAATAATAGTAGGTTTAGCAATGATATTTTTGATGTTTATACATTATTTTAGAAGTATGACTGGTTGGCCTGGATTTTTTGCTCGGCTTGTATTTTTTATACCATGTTTATTGATAGATTTGTTACAATATATTAAAAATGAATTGAAAATAACATCGAATAATGTTTACATTTTATTTATATTGGAATTACTTTTGTTATTAGGTTATTTGTATTTACCAAAATTATTAAATAAAATAACTGTAAAAAATGGAATTGTTATATTAAAAGATAGTAGATTTTTAGATAAAGAATATATATTACCAAACGAAACGATTATAACATTACCAAAAAAGTCAACAGATGACCCTTCTGTGTATAGACAAAATTTTGCGATTTCAATGTGGGTTTATATAAATCCACAATCCAATAATTTTAATTCATATTCTAAAGAAACAAATATTATAGATATGGATAATAGCAAACCAAAAATAACATATATTAATAATAATGATAATATTAATGAAAAAGACAAATTAGTATTTTATTTTGGTGATATTAAACACAGTATTGAGAACAAAGGGCAAAAATGGAATAACATTGTAATAAATTGTAACTCAACTATTATAGATATTTTTATCAATAGTAATTTAGAAAAAACGTTTGATTTATCAAAGCCATTGGATTTTACAAACACAGGTACAATAACGTTGGGAAGTAATAATGGATTAGATGGTGCTATATGTAATATTATGTATTATAATGAACCTCTTAATAAAAATCAAATCGCGAGTAGTTATAATTTTTTGATGTTTAAAAATCCACCGACAATGGAATAATATGGAATATATAATTTATAAATATGAAAAAATAAACTATTATAATAATATATATTATTATAATGGATTATACTGTTATTATTTTAGGAATAATCATTGTATTTTTAGTTTATTATTTGTATGTTAATTACATTGGAGCAATAAAAACGATGAAAAAATCAGCTGACCTAAATGTTAGTCAACCAACCATTGCTACTATAGATAGACCCGCAAATTTAAATTATTCATATGGCCTTTGGTTATATGTAAATTCTTGGGATAATAGCAAAGAAAAAATTATTTTTACTCGCGCTAATAATATTAAATTATATTTAGACACAAGCACTCCTACTTTAAAATGTGATATTGTTAAAACAAGTGGAGTTGAAACAGTAATTATAACGGATAATTTTCCATTACAAAAATGGGTTTATGTTATTATTAGTGTAGATGGTAGAATAATAGATAGTTATATAAATGGTAAATTAATAAAATCACAAAAACTATCAGGTGATACAAAACAACCAAGCGATTCAGCTACTTCGCCGATTGTTTTAGGTAGTTTTGACGCTATTTTAGCCAATTTTTCAAGGACTATAACGCCAATGGATCCACAAACCGCATGGAATAATTATAATAAAGGAAATGGTATAAGTGGTGGGTTATTTAGTGTTGGTTCTTATGGAGCAAATTTAAATTTTATAAAAGATAATATACAATTTTCAAATATAAAATTATTTTAAATAAATAGTTATATGTTTCTATAATATATAATTATTATTATAATGGATACAAACGCAATAAATAATGCTACAAACAATGTTTCACAAGGTGCTAATAATATTGTAAACAGCGTAAGCGGGTTCTTTTCAAATATTAAAAATAACGTTAATAGTTCATTAGACCAATTCTCTAACCAATCAGGTGCGACAAACTCTTTTTCATCCTCTAATTCTATTATCGCAAAATTCGCTTTTTTAATATTAGTTGTAATAGTATTTATGTTTTTATTAAGTTTAGGAATTTCATTAATAGGTTATTTTACATTACCATCAAATAACCCATACATAATAAAAGGTATAATGGATGGTTCTTACCCAGTAAGAATTCCTCAAAATCCAAATGATTCAAAATCTGTTCCAGTATTAAAATCAAATAATCAATCAACTGGAATGGAATTTAGTTGGTCTGTGTGGTTATATCTTAATGATTTAGGATCAAGCACTACAAAGTATCAACATATATTTAGTAAGGGTGATAATTTGTTTAATGAGACAACCAATATTGCTTCTGTTAATAATGCTCCAGGATTATATTTAACGCCGGCGAATAATACATTTCATATAATTATGAACACTGTTTCATCGGATAAAGTAAATGAAGTAGTTGATGTTAGTAATATTCCAATTAAAAAATGGGTAAATGTGATATTAAGATTACAAAATACTGGTTTTGATGTTTATATAAACGGAATAATTTCTAAACGCATCATATTACAATATGTTCCAAAACAAAATTATGATGATATATTTGTTTGTCAAAATGGTGGATTTTCTGGTAAATTAGCAGACTTAAGATACTTTTCAAGAGCTTTAAATATATTTGAAATAAATTCTATTGTATCCAGTGGACCAAACACCAGCGCTTCATTATTAACAACAGACCAAACTAGTAAAGGCAATTATTCCTATTTATCTAATCTTTGGTATGCTTCAAAGTTATAATTATACTTATTTCTATAAATAATATGCTTATAATATGTATATTATTTATCAATGTCTACAACTGATTTGAATTTAGATACTATTTGTCAACAACGAAAAAGACAAATGTTATTTAATGTTCCACCAATTCGTTATAATCCGATTAGTCCTTATTCTGGAAATGTTTATATAACTCAATCAAAATTAGACATGCGTAGAAAAGCGGAAATATTACAATATAGTGCTAATAAAACAAATACTAAAACGAATAAATATACGAAATCTGAAAAATGGTCTTTATTAGTTAGTGGAAAAAATCAGCCAAAACAATATAATAATATAACTATTACTGAAGTTCGTTATGTTCCATCTATTATAGGTTCAGATAATTATGCTATTACTGAAAATGGTAATATTATTACTATCAATACCTCAAATAAATATAGTTTAACTCCTGTTTATAATGATATAGTAATTGAATATCCTGATTCTTATGAAAGAATTGTGGATAATATAAATGGAAATATAACCTATAACATTATAAAAGGTAATATACCAGAATGTAACACAGATATGATACCAACGCCAACATCGTCTTCTGATGTTCCTGGTCCAATAATAAATTTATTTAGAGACGTAAGTATTCCATTGTATAATTATTCTACAAATGTAAATTCGTATGGATTAATAAATGAAGAAAATAATACAAAATACAGATATATTATAAATAAAAATATTGAATTTACTAATGGTGTAGAAAATACTTTATTTTCATTGAATATTATAAATAATAACGATGAATATAGAAATACTTTTGGGTTTGATATTCCATTATCTATATATTTTAAAAGTACAATAAAAAATACAAATGTAACTGATAATAAAATATGGAGTAATGTAATTATTAATGTATCAGATATTAATTTAAAAGTTTATTATAATAATTCTACTATAAATTTAGATAATCAAACAAATATATCTATTCCAGATATTTCAAATATATATTATGATATTTCATTAAACAAACTTGTTAATTACTCTAGTAATTATACATATTCAGGACTACTTTACTTAGGATTATTACAATTTTCTAATTTGAATTTATATACACAACCTGGTTATGTTTACGATATTAAATTAATGTTTACTATGACAACTACTTATAATTCAAACAATTTATATAATGACATAAATTATAATAATTATTTTGATAATTTAAATACAACTATTATCGCAAATCCAACAAATATAATCAAAACAGCTACTAATTGTAATATTAAAACGAATAACTCTAATACTACTAATAATGGATTTATATTATATGGTTATTGATTATCAAATTCTTTTTCAGCATTGTAATTATAAATTGTATAACTCATTAATTCAAATTTATCTAATAATTCTTTTGCGTCATTGTGTTTTTTGAACCAGAATTTATTTTGACCCCTACAATAAAAGATTTCATCAAAAAAATCTTCAGGATTATATAAATAATGTAATGAATGGTAATCTATATCTTCTTTTATTTCAAAATATTTTCTTGTGATTTCTTTTAATCTATTAATAATATTATTATATATAATAGTTGTATATACATCAATCCTAGTAAATACAAAATTACAGTCCATTATAAATTCAAGTATCCATTCTATAATATGTAAATTATAATCAATATCAAATAAATCAGGGGTTTCTTGTAAAGCTTCATTATATTCATATTCATTATTTTCGTTGTATTCTTCAGAATTTATTTGATAATCTTCATAATTATTATCAATTTCATTAATATCATTATAACAAAATTCCATTATTATATATAAATATAAGTATGTATTTATATATTTTTATTTATTGTATTTTATCTATTTACTAATTTTGTGTTAAAGTTGGATTGAGACACATTTTTTGATTAGGATAAACTTGACCAGATAAACATTTATCTTCTTGACCGACTTGAATACACCCTCTACGACCTTCATATTCACCTACTAAACACCATCCTGCTTTATTAGAACTGATTGGTTTTTGAATAGGATTTGTACTAGAATCAGCCTCTGGTTGTTTAGGTGTTGGTTTTTCAGTATGCTTTGGTAAATTAATAGAATTGTCTAATTGTTGTTTTGCTTTTTCATCAACACCAGGGCGACTAGCATCTTTCATCAAATCACCAATAGACCCTACAGTTCCACCAGCAATATCAATACCAGTTTTAGCAGTATTTGTCACTACTTCTGCTGATTTATCAATCAATGTTCCTGCTGTGTAACCAAATACAGATAATATTTGTGTTACTAAAGGACCGAAAATATTAACAATCGTTTGTATGAAATTTCCAAACATAGCTAATATATTTATTCCTAAAAATGATAAAATCAATAAAATCAGTAATAATATAATAATATAGTTCTTATTATTAAAAATACTACTTGTAGGAAGAATATTTGAATTATTTAAAACATTTGTATTAACATTTGTTGGCACACGTGTTCTATCCATTTATTATATAATACCTTATATTATTTTTTGTTCGTTTATTTTTTTATAATTTTATATATAAAAATACTAAATGGGAATTTTTAATTATATTGATACCTTCTTTTTTATTAGTTTAGGAATTACTTTTGTGCTAATTTTATTATTAGTCTTTCATTTCAAACAGCAGATTGTATCTTTAGAACATAAAAATGATACTATGTTTGAAATCATTAATAATATTGTAAAAGAAATTACTTATGTAAAATCAGCAGTGTTCTCTCAACCTCAATTTCATATGAATGATCATGATGAATTTATTAATTTAACTGCGAATGAAATTCAAAACAAACAATATATTGAAAATAAAATAGTAGTTTCTGATGATGATGTTAGCAGTGAAGATAGTAGTGATGATGATGGTGACGATGATGATGACGATGATGGTGACGATGATGGTGACGATGATGGTGACGATGATTATGATGACGATGAAGAACAATATGGTCATGAAAATGAATACGATGTCAAAGACGAAAAAGAAAATATTTCAAGTAATCAATATGGCGTTAAAGTCATAAATGTTGACTTTGGTGATAACATTGAAGTAAATGATAATATTACTGAAATTTACGATGATAACAATGAAACTGAAAATGAAACAAATAATATTCACGAATTAAATAGCAAAATACTTGAAGATACATCTGATATAATTGTTGAAAAAATAAATATTCAAGAAAATGATTTAGATAATAATATAAACAATGAAGAACATACACAAATAGAAAATATTAAAGAAGTATACCGAAAAATGACTTTACTACAATTAAAAACATTGGTTATATCAAAGGGGCTAACCAGTGATTCAAGTAAAATGAGAAAGCCAGAGTTGTTAAAATTATTAGAAAACAATATAGATGAAAATAATTAAGTTTATATAATATAATTTTATAATATATAGTATATAAAAATGTTCTCAAAAAATTTTGAAAATTTGGATTGCGCTTATCCTATAATTAAAGAAACGATACCAAAATCATCTTTAGGATATAATACAAATAATAAATATCCAGAATTTCCACCTCTAATGAGTGACGGGCGTTCAATTACAGCTTCATATCAACCCGAAGCAGTTATTAATAATGAATTAATTAAACAAAATAACATTGTTTCTAATTGGCAATATAGAAAATATTTAACCGAAAATTCCAAACATATTATGGAAGTAAATTTTCGCGAAGCATCTAATGATGCTGGATATTATAAACGATATACAGGAACTCCATTAAATAATTCTGAAAAAATGTATGATAATACTTCCCCTTATTTGTTTGATTCATTTTTAGATAATAGTAAACCATTCGGCTATGCTTCCAGTGATTTAAAGAATTTATATTTATCAAGAGAACAATTGAATTCACGCAAAATTTCGCCTGTTATTACGCAAGAAGAAATTTTGAAAAAAATGTAATATACATTGAGCTAATAAATAATATTTATAACTATAAACATTATTTTTATACAAGCGAAGAGTTGAAACTATAGACCTTGATTGTTTGACACCTTTTAACAATTTATGTAAATCGTATGATAGTAATATTGATTAGTTATTTTGAAGTAGATTTTTCTATATATTGTGGTCCAGTTTCCCCTATTGGACCAGTAGGACCTTGTAAACCCATTATACCTGCTTCACCAGTTGGCCCAGTACTACCTTTATCTCCTGTTGGTCCAGTTGAACCATCTTTACCTGTTGGTCCTGTTGGGCCTTCTTTGACTTTATCAATTTGTCTAGTTACTTCTTCTTTTATTTTTTCTTCAATAATTTTTACAGAGTTGTCATTGAAGTTTTCTTTCTTATTAAATTTTTTATAATTGAGAAAAATAATATATAAACATATACCTAAACCATAATATATATTGTATTTTGTATAATAAACAATTAATAATATAGTTATAATACGAAATAGAAAGGTATCTATATTAGAAACAATCATTTTTGGAAAAAGTAATGTTATTATTATTATTATAAATAAAAATACATTAGGTTTGTTAATAAACTTCTTCATTTTATAATATATTATTATATTATAAAATTTTTTATTTTCAATTAAAAATACTTCCATACAACGAAAAAGTTTCTTTGTTAGTTCCAACTTCTTGAATTTTTTGATATACATTACCTGATAGAGTGGTATCAACATTAACTGGATTTTGATATACATTACCTGATGGCCCAGTGTGACCAATATCACCTTTTGGTCCAATGTCGCCTTTTAGACCTCTATGTCCTCTTGGACCTCTATCACCTTTTGAACCTACAATTCCTATAGGTCCTATAGGTCCTATAGGTCCTGTAGCTCCTGTAGCTCCTCTTGGTCCTGTTGGTCCTGTTGGTCCTTCTTTCATTTTAATATCATCAATTAAAGTTTTCAATTTACTATCATATTTTGATATAGAATCTTTTATTTTTTCTTCAATTTCTATATTCTCATTAGCAGTCAATAGTTCAAGTATAAATCTTGATTTAATATAATTTAAAAAAATGACAAATAAACACATTGCTAAACCATAATACACGCTATATTTTGTATAATAAATTATTAAAATAATACTAAAGATACGTAATACAATGCTATCAATATTGTCAATAATGATATTTGGTAATACTATCGTTAATAGTATCAAGATAAATATAAAAATATTGTATTTATTTATCATTTTATTCATTTTAAATTCTTATAATATATTCGTATAAAATAAATATATAATTTATTTTAACATATTAATCATATAATGAAATTAATTAGTTTTGATATTGGTATTAAAAATATGGCCTATTGTATTTTTCATTTAGAACCAAATTCTCAACCTATTATTTATGATTGGAATGTTCTAAATTTAATGGAAAAAGAAGACACCGAAAAAAATATGTGTTCTTGTTTATTGAAACCAAAAAATAAAAAAATGCCTGCTAAAATATGCGGAAAAATATCAAAGTTTTCTAAAAATACACAATACTTTTGTGAGAAACACGCAAAAAATAACACTGAATATATCATACCTTCCAAAGAAATTTTACCAGCTTTTTTCAATAAAATGAAAGTACATGAATTAAAGACAACTTATAATAAATTAAAAATATTGAATGATTGTGAGAACCTTAAAAAACAAGATTTATTAGATAAAATAAACAATTTTTATAAAGAAAAATGTTTTATTCCGATATTAAATAAAAAGAAGAAATCAGCAAATGATACAGATTTGATTATAATAGGTAAAAATATGAAAACATTATTGAACCAAATTGCTGGAATTCAAGATATAACACATGTAATAATAGAAAATCAAATATCACCAATCGCAAATCGCATGAAAACAATACAGGGTATGTTAGCACAATATTTTATTATGATAAATAATGATATTACTATTGAATTTATTTCATCGTCAAATAAACTTCGCTCATTTGAAACTCACATAAAATTAGAAAATGTTTTAATAGAAAACAAAGAAACCAATGAAACCAATGAAAAAACGCAAAGTAAAATCTATAAAAAACACAAAATAGATGGGGTTACTAAATGTTCTCAAATATTGGAAAAAAATGTAGAATTTAAAAAGTGGAAACACGTTTTAGAAACAAAAAAGAAAGATGATTTGGCAGATTGTTTTTTACAAGGTATTTGGTATTTACATAAAAATGGTTATGGGATATAATTTATAGAAAAATATAATGTATAAATAAAAAATATAAAAATTCGGTATTACTTGTATTATAAGTAAAAATGAATATTTTAACGTTTGATAAAAATATTATTGATAACTTGAACTTTGATAAAACATTTGAAAATATTGTTGAAGATGAAGATAAAATAGAATTTTTTGGTTCAACTGGTAAAGAGCATTATCGTTTATTATCATATTTTTCAACATTATTTAATAATAGTAATATTATAGATATAGGTTCTCATAGAGGATATTCATCACTCGCATTATCATACAATAAAACAAATACTATTTATTCGTTTGATATTGTAGATAATATAAGACAAAATATAAAATATGTAAATAATATTCATTTCTTTTATGATAATTTATTTGAGAATGATGGTAGAGAAAAATGGAAGGATATTATTTTATCTTCACCATTTATTTTTATGGATGTTGACCCACATAATGGAAATATGGAATTAGATATGTATAATTATTTAAAATCTATAGATTATAATGGGTTTATTATATGTGATGATATATGGTATTTCAAAGAAATGAGAGACAATTTTTGGTATAAAATTAATTACGAAGAACGATATGATGTTACTTCACTTGGTCATTGGTCTGGTACAGGAATTATTAATATGAATAAAAATATTACATTTGAAAAAAATAATAATACTAATTGGACTCTTGTAACAGCTTATTTTAATTTAACAGCGTGTTATGACGCAAGTGATGAAATAAATAAACGCGACGCAAAATATTATTTTAGTCATTCTATATCAACTTTATCGTTACCATATAATTTGGTAATATATTGTGATGAAGATAGTATAGAAACCATTAAACAAATTCGTCCTGAATATTTAAAGGATAAAACTGAATTTATCATATGTAATTTTGATGATTTTAGATTTACAAAAAATAATTACAAATTAAATGAAAATTTCAATGATTATCGTAAAATAATATTGAATAATCGAATAGAAAAACCATATTATTTTGATAACAGAAATACGGCTAGTTATTATTTATTTTGTATGTCTCGCTATATAATGTTAAAAGAAACTATTAAGAGAAACACCTTTAAATCTACTCATTTTGCTTGGATAAATTTTTGTATTGAACGAATGGGTTATTCTAATTTGGTTAAATTAGATGAAGCACTTTCTTTAAAAAGATATAAATTTTCTACTTGTTACATAGATTATATACCACAAGAACTTATTAATAATAATGATGAATATTTTAAATGGGGTCGTTGTAGTATGTGTAGTGGGTTTTTTACAGGTAGTGTGGATTATATGTTTAAAGTATGTGATTTAATTGAAGATAAATTTTTAGATTACTTATACAAAGGTTATGGTCACGCAGATG